TTATACTAAACAAGAGATGCACGAAGCCATAAAAGAACACTTTGAAATTGAATCGACTAAGTATCTCACTCAATCAGAGTTTGCCATATTAATAGATGACATTATTATATGGGCAGGGTCAGAGATGGGGATTACTATCCCGTCTTAAAACTCTTCTTCTATTTTCATGGAAGTATTGAATACGTCTGGGGCTACTTGAGTCATATCAAGATTGTTTTGGGCAAACCTTGCAAACAGATAATCAGATTCTTCCGTAGAACTCCCATCAGTAGTAAATATAAAAGGCAATAAGTTGCCACTGGTTCTATTCCACACATCGGCTACTACAGTATCACTCCCTGAGACTTCTGATTTATAATCACTTGGCATTAAAACATCAGACCCCAAATAAGAAAAACTCATATCGTAAGACATACGACCACCATAAACATAATAACCTTGGCTTGCCTGTACAAATGGTGTCTGATTACCCTGACCTACATATCTACGACCCCTATGTGTTGCATTACCATATCTTTGTCCACCTATTGACTCTTGTACGCTAACACCATCATACATGATAGACCGCTTTACACTTAGGTCTGGGGCATGGGGCATATCATAAAATTCACCGAAGATTATGCAACCAATCTTTAAATCTACACCGTTGAATAGTTTTGTACCAGCATCGTTAGCCAATGCACTCGACCCTTCGAATTGAATACCCCAATATCTATCACTACTGGAATCAAAGGTTATAATTGTAGAACCATCCGCTGTTGGAGTAACAACATTGCCAGTAATACCTCCACCATTCACAACATCCACTACGCTTGCTATATCTGTACCGCCCATATCGGCAGATTGAATAGTGGCTTCAGCACCATTACCAGCATGGTCTACTTTAAACTTGGCATCAGCGGAGTGCATATTATGATTTAAGATGGCAACAAAATCCACATTGAATCCACCACCAGTGTCCATATTGGCTAAAACGTGTCCATCTGTATCTGCGGATGTAGCCCAGCTACATTGATTCATGGGTCGAAGGTCGAATAACTCTGGCTCTGAACCCTGTGTAAAAGTGCTGATTAAGTTTGCTCCACTCATTAAATCAAAGTTCCCGTTCTGTGCTGAACCAGTTGCCATCCTATGGTTAGCCAGACATGGATAAAATCTTGGTGTTCTTATGTTTAAATTAGCCATCAGCCAACCTCTCTTGCTGTTATGCTCACTTTACCTGGAGAGCGATTTAAATTAGTAATCATATAATAATCAGCCCAATTATCACCAAATGGATCAACGGGCATATCTCCAGCTGTATTTGAGAATTGCACAATGTCTCCAGTCTCAAGATTATAACCTTTAGCCGAATTAACTATATCGCAATTAATAATCTTTTTAATATCACCAAATATATTATCATAATATGAATAAAAGTCCGCATTACCGTCAGTTTGACCGCTTGCGTTTGGTGTTCCCACGTTCATATCAAGATTGACTTCTTTTATATTCTCTTTTGCTTGGATGTTCCAATCCGTTCTTGCTGTAGAATTTGATGATGTTACACTTGAAAGATACCGATTCTCGGCTGGATGTTTTTCATAATTTATCTCCATCTTTGTTAATAAATCGCTAAATGATGAATTATTTATCTTTAAGTTGGCAATATCTTCTTTCTTAAATGTTTGAACTGCTGATAATTCGCTTGTCTGTAAAATATGGACATAGGATCCAGTTCCATCTGCTCGAAATTTGAAGATAAATCCAAATTCATACTGTAACTGCTCAAGAACTTTCTTTAATTCTACAGGATCTAACTCCCACCACCTTATCTTCCAAGTGGGAATAGCTCTATCGTTATTTAACGCAGTCCAGTTCTCAGGTGCTGTTGTTGTATAACCAGCAAATCTAATCAGCAAATCACGATGAGCATCATGTCCATGTAATATAGCACCTGAATCCCATGATGCGGTGAGTCCATCTGAACCCGAGTATAGTGTTTCTATTTTTGCAATAGACTCTGATGCTGAATTATGTTTGGCTACATCCGTATCACGAATTGGTATTTTTAATTGTGGTTGGATGAAAGTATCATACATTTTAAAATCAATATCAATTGCTGTGAATTGCCTTCCTGTCGTACCTTGATTCCCAGTAAAGGCAAAAGCCCAACTAACTTGATAACTAATGGTGTCTGTAGATAATCCTTTTATATTAGACTTGAAATCATTGCTCAAATTAGTTGCTTTTGCTACTGAAATAAGAGCGTTTGACGATGTTTGGTCACCACTAACGGCTATTGAAGTAGAAGTCAAATCGTGTTGCCCAGTTGCCAGAAAAGTGCCTGTATAGTTATATGATTTCACAGCAACATAACTGCCCGTTGTTTTATCATTAATAGCAAATTGAATACTGAATGTATCCCCAACCACCCCTATTGCTTCAATATCAAGAGTAAATTCAAAAGTGAATCCTGTTTTATATTCTTGAATTTCATGCACTACTTGTGGGATATTAGCATTTACCTGAGTTACTTTACTCCATATCCTATTGACACTACTTAATGTGCCATCACCTATAGCAAAATCCAAAAGCGAGAAGGAAGTATCATCAGTATCAATAGTCTCTGTACCGTTATCATCATAATCATCATAATCATCACTTGCGATTATTGCAGTTGGTCTTAATTGGTATTTCCTGTCTAAGTCTATGTCCGTTTTATTTACATAGCCATCCCCCAGAGCAACACTTGAACTATTTACATCATCTAAGGGTAGAAAGCGGTCTGCGGATTTATTATAGAAATGCAATTTTCCACTACTCGAATTTAAAGGTTGTAAAGCAATAAAATCATCATTTTCTACTTGTTCTATTGGTGTTGGATAAAGTTCTTTAGATTCACAAAAATCTGGAGATGCTATGGTTGATGTATTGACTGTAAAATCACCATATACTATTGGGAAATAATTCCCTTTTGGGGATTTGACATTTGGAATACTAATAAAATCCCATGGTCGTTGTTCTGTTAATTGCAGCGAAACAGATGAATCATCATGTGAAATATCAATCAACCTTCCTTGATAAATCTGCAAGCAATTAGCCAATGTAGTTTCACCATTAAGCTGTGAATAGATTTTAACATTTCTATTAATGTATTTTCTTGTTCCAAGGAATAATTCAGCAGAGAAGTCATCGCCTTTGTATTGAAAGTTTGCTATGGATAGAGATATGTTGCCTGTTTTTGCCGTTGAATTGGCTAAGTCAATGGATGATCGGATAGATGGTTTATTTGTAATCGCTCCATGATAAAAAACATCATCAATAGTTGTATCTGCTAATGATATTGATGTAAAGTTATTCCAGTAAATAGCAGTATTATTAGTGTGAGTTGCCGCAGTTGTACTCATAACACCACGATCAACAGTTAGCGTATTAGTTGAGATACTTTTCACCTTCATGATCTCGCTTTCAACTTTGATATAATCGCCCACTTGAAACACCGTGCCATCATCCACATCAACAGGAGTTTCAGAATCATCCAATGCTTCGTTTAATAAATTAGCAGTACCATCTGCCTGTAGCGTAGCATCCCATCCGCCATCTCCGCTTCCTTGTGCATCACCGTTAAAGAATCCTAATTGAACAATCCAATTTTCTTGGATGTTGCCTAATTTACTTGAATTAGAATAAGCTGTGGGTAAGGTTAGGCTCATGCAAGGTTCATCCTTTGTGCTTTTTGGATAGCTGGTATGATTGTATCAAGAATAGTCTCATCTATTAATGGGGCAGATATATTCAATGTAATATTGCCACCATCTTTCAATGCTCTACTTTCGGGTCTATCAATAGGGGTAATCCTAACGTGTTCTCTACCTGCTTCACCAACCATAATCATCTCAGGCTTATTAGTTACAAAATCCCCACCCTTAGCAAACGCTTGTGCATTAATAGTGGCAGCCTGAGCAACACCTTGTGCTATCATCATCCCTGCTATTGGGAATTTTAACCATGATGGCTTTATTGTTTCATCTGCAAGCACTTGGGTTACAGCTAAAGCAGTATTACTCACAGCGGATGCCATTTTCCATAATTTCATTTTTTTACTTCTTGATTGAGCCTTCATATCATATTTCTCAGATATAGCATCTAATTTATTTTTTCTCTGTTCTTCGTTTTGTATTGATGATGCTGCGGCTATTTCTTCTCTCTTTGAGCTTGCATCACGAGCTGACATTAGTCCATCAATAGAAGATACTGTACTTGCGAAGCCATTTGATAATTGCTGAAGTGATTCTATCCTTCGCTTAGTATCTCTTTCTGCTAATTCAGTCGCAATCTGGTCAGATTCTATTAATAATGTAATCCATTCTATTTGAAGTTGGGACTTGCCTTTAAATATTTCAGCTTCTTGAGTAGATGTTAGTGTGAGGGTCATCCCTAACTTTTCTCTCATCTGTTTCATTTTATCAATATTATCTAATCTCTTTATATTGAGAGCATCTTCATCACTTAATACATTTGCATACCGCTTTGTAATTAATACCAACGCTTCCAAAGAAGCAGCAGATTCGGCTGATTTTACATCCATTCCTTTTAAAGAACCTTCTAGCTCTTTTAATTCTTCAGTCAAGTCACCTGTACTACCTGCAAAGATATTAAACTTATCAATCAATGCCCCAACGGCTAACATACCAACAAATATAGCAATATTCTTTTTGGAAATCTTATTAAATAATGCAGTGGCTTTAGATGCAATTAAAGTGCCTTTAGTATATGCTATCCATGCAGCACTAACACCTATAATAGCTGTGACATAAGCCTTAATTTCTTCCGCATCAATAGAGTCGGCAAAGGCTTTTATAGCTTGTGCGGATAATGTAATAGCTGGGATAAAGAATGAACCAAATTTCTCCCCTACGTCACCTATAGAATTACCCATCTGGTCTATAGAGCCTAAAAATGTTAATGCACTAGCTTCTGCTTGCCCACCGTATAAAGCCGTTAAGGCAGTTGTGGCACTCTCAAGTCTACCCACTGAACCAGCAGTGCCTTCTATTGACACTCCATATCTTGATAGTGCATTAGTTGAGCTAAAGACACTTTTAGATACTAAATCGACTGCGGAGTTTAAATCCATTCCCTTAGCAACAGCTAAGTCCATTGATGCCTTAGTTAATCTGGAAATAGCCTTTTCATTGTCAGTGTAAGCACCAACAAGAGCCATAGCCGTTATAGTCTCTTCATCTCCAAATGTAGTTACTTTCTGTTGTTGTGACGCATAAGCCAATAATGCATTAGACCTTCTACCTAAAGCGGTTTCAAGTTTCTTTTCTGCTGCTTCTTGCTCTCCGTATGCTTTAGTGAGCTTACCAATCGTTCCACCAACAATGGCGGTAGCAAAACTTGCTAAGAGCATTTTGGAACGAAGGACAGCAAATGAACCCCCTAGGATGCGAGTATCATGCGTAGTGCCAAGTATCCCTGCCTTATTCTTGTCTAAATCTCTTGTATATTTCCTTGTTGCTCGGCTTAACTTCATTAAGGCAACCGTGTCGCCTCGTTGTGCCGCTGCTAATAATTTAGTATCTTTCGTAACATCTAATAAAGTCTTATCGTAGGACTTCATAGTGTTTTTTAGTCTGATATAGGCAGCTTTGCCTTTTTCTGTTGCGGTAAATCCACTCTTTTGAAAGTCTGCCATACTCGCTTGAGTATTCATCATAGACTTAGTGGCACGGTCTAAAGACTTTATGGCAGTGACTAAACCCTTGTCGCCTTTTGGCTCAAAGTGTATTACAATTTTATCAGTTAGTTCAGCCATTTGCTTTACCCTTTTGTCGTTCTACTAAGTTCTTTAATAGGAATGATTTCTCAATCCACTTACTCGGTTGTTCACCATAAGAACCTTTATAGGGTGAGATATGGAAATCCCTAGAGTAGATGAAACGTGAAATATCTTTTTGTGATGCGTTGTTTAGCATAATATTTTTACAAGCAAAGAAAGGTAATTGTGCCATTACCGATTCAGCTACGTTGAAGTTGTTGCCCTTTGTATTCTCAATTCTTGTTTCCTCAGTAATTAGGCTGATAACGTCCCAAACTTCATCGTCTGATACAAACTGACTTACTTTGTATTTGCCGTCGATTAAGACAGGGATTTGAGCCTCATAGGGGTATGTATGGAATCGACATCCCTTACACACCCCTTCTATGAGAAAGTTAGCTTCTAATTGGAGGGCTTCTTTTCCCCCAGCCGTTGATGCTCTTGTACCGCTATGGAGATGTTATTTTTATCATCTTCTGAAAGAGACTTAATGAACTCGTCATTTGCCCCTTTAACACCTTTACGTATCCATGCTGTTCTTGCTTTAGCTAAGTTTACAATAGCAACCATCTTTTCGTTCTCGTATCGCATCTGTGGAATATCATTGCAGAAATCAATATCATCTACGGACATATCTACAAATACAATATCTTTGCCTTTGATTTTCTTCATTATGCAATATCAATTGAGATTAAATCATCTGTACCATCATCTACAGACTTAATAGAGCAGTCAAGCATCATAATATCGCCTTCTGAGAGTGCGACATTAGTGAAGACCCCATTCTTAATATCTACACCGAAAGCAGCATCATTGACAATCTTGAACATAGATGCACCATTAAAAGCCGCAGTTTGCGTATCGAAGCTATTTATGAATCCCTTAGTATTAGCGTCATACTTGACTTGAGTCTCTGCAGTAACGCTACACTCAGCACCACGACTTGCAACTTGATAACCGTTAGTGGACATTCCCGTGAAAACACCGGGGCTTTCAATAGTTGCAGTGAAACTACTCATGACCACGGGTACATCAAATACTTCATGAGCAGATGAAGACGACAATAAAGGGATAGTTGTGTTTGCATAGGCGGTTATTGCATTTGGCATTACTACTGAAGCCAAGTCAGGCTTTCTTCCAGTTTGAAAAGTAGCTGACCACTTATATTGACCGCCATCGCTATTAGCATCTGCCGTGATACTGAATGATGTTACAATACAACCTTCAAATTCCATTGCTTGTTGGTTTGTTACGCCTGATGGTTGGAAGATTACAGTCAAGGATGATGCAGAGTTTGTAGCAGTAGACCCGTATATTTGAGAGACTGGGGTAAAACCAGATGCTACCGCAATTTCATTCGTTATATCATTACATATATTCTTTACTAACAAGAGATGGGCTGCATCATTATGCAATGTTCCAGATAGTGAAAATTCAGCCACTCTCATAATATTATCCTGAAAGAAATCTTCATCTTTGAGAGTCCTTCCAGCACCACTTTTGACATCGAGTTTTTGTGTTACGTTGAGAGATGGAAACCCGATTGAATCCACATCTAGTTGAAGAAAGTCAGCGAGTGCTGTCAGAACAGATGTTCCGGCAGTTGCTTCGTTAAGAATCCCGACTTTCCAATCTTTTGGTGAAAATGCTTGTGCTGCTATAGCCATTACTTATCTCCTTCTTTTTTTGATGGAGATGTTACTATCTCGACCATGTGTTTTATTGATTCTGGGACAGATGATACATTTATCTCTTTCCCTTTATGTAGTTCTTGCCAATCTTCATAGGAAGCCTTACAACTCTTCCAACAATTAGGCAGTTTTGAGCCTTTTGCTTTTAGTTTCACTTTCATATCGTAGTCCTTTTTACTTTAAGATATGTTTCCTAAATACATGCCTCTCCATTCCCATCGGATTACGTTCAATCCATCAATCGCTTCTTCAGCATCTTCTTTTTGGTTGACTCGATTACTATCCAACCTACCGTTAAAAAAGGTATTGTTTTGATTTTGGAAAAAGAGAGCCTCTATGTGTGATACCTGTCGCAAGATATGCTCCCAAGTATCCTTCTTTACTGACTTTTCTTTAAAAGTGTATGATACGTCTAAGATGTATTCTCTTAACTCAGCCGTAGTCATTCTTTCAAGTAAATCACTTCCTACGGGGTTAAGTCTAATAGACTGACTCCCCATATCTTTAAAACTTCCCGTGTAAATAGGGATAGTGCCTGCAAACTCTGTATTCAAGAATGAACGCATAGGATCTAATATCTTTGTCTCCCATATATTCTCAAAAGTAATCATCTGCGAGTCCGTCTAAGAGATGATGGCATTGCATTATCCACTATTTCGGTTTTACTATGTACTTCAATTTCCCATGAATCATTCAAGGTGGCAGTATCTCCTGTGTCTCCAGCAAATCTTATATAAAGACCATTGCCTATTGGTTGGTAATTGCCATTGATATTGTCTGTAAGTGTAGCCGTTTCACTATTATTCATTCTCTCAGCACCTATATTATCGGAATCACCTGCCCAATAAGAATACTTGGCTGTACCCATAACCCCTCCTGTAGAAACCTTGATACCAATCTTATCGTATCTACCAGAGTATGCTCCCATCGTATCAACAATCCTAATACTACCTGATACAGACTTCTCTCGAATAATACCCATTGGGGCATCACCAGTTGTTTGCCAAGATAGTTTAGTAGCACCACTATTCAGAGATAGGATGTTCTTATCAGCTTCATCAAAGAGTGCATCAGCAATTTCGGATGCAGGGTCAGATGCTCTGATTAAGAAACTACAAGCTAATAACGCAGATGACCTAATTATAATGTAATCATAATTACCATCTTGGTCTTTAAATTGTGAACGTGGCAATTTGCCATCAAGTCTTGAATCAAGATACTTGGATGCGTTTGATATAAATCGTGTTCTTATATCTACCCAATCATCGCCTGATTCCATAAGTAAGTCATTTGGGTTAATTGCATCTGTAGCATAGTATAGTACAACATCATCATCACTATTATATAGCCATTGACCATCTTCTACCCAAGTTGCCCCTATATAAATATCAGTTGCTGTAGTATGAGTAGCAGATGTTGTCCCTAAGATTGCACGTTTAACAGTCAATTTATTAGTGGCAATGGATGTAATAAGCATTTTTTCGGTATCAATACGAATTATATCACCTAATGCGAATACGGCACTATCAGTTACATCTATTTGTGATTCAGATATTTCTACGGCTTCATCTGTATTTGCTGTGGAATCAGCGTAGCTTTCCGTAACCATGTGTGGGGATAGGTTGTGACCATTTTTATATAGAACAGTTACAAGTCCAGCATCATAAGCTTCATACAAATAATTACCACCATTACTAAATACTTGTACCCACCCATATATAGGGGTTTTAGTATCAAACTCATCTATTGATGGGAATATGTCTTTTAAATCTCTATTTGTGCAATAACTCATATTAATTCCTATGTTTGGAAGTTAACACCATAATGATTGTTATCCAAGTTTTAATTTACTACTTAATTCTTTTGCTCTATTCGGTGTCTGCTTTGCCCATCTCGAATCTAAGGCTTCATCACCTGCTAATATATAATCACCACTCTTAATGTAGGCAATCATCTTTTTAAACTTAGAAACACCCGTAATGCCTAATTGATAACACATCTCGATAATCACTTCTTGAATACCTGATGGTTGGGAACTAAGCCAGTTAAACCTATTGAAACTATCAAGGATGAGTTTTGTCATCTTACGCTCCAGGATTAAACCTGCCATATCTTCGTCTAATTCGAGGTCTTTTATTGCGAAGCCATACCCAATCGTCTCATACCCTAAAGTGTCCGTATAGACCCCTTTACGGTAGCCCTCATGGTGTTTGATGGACCTAACTAATTCGTTGTAGTTCATTTAAAGGACTTCTCTAATTGGGTTAAGAAGGCATCGTCTAATTTAGTGTCTGTACTCTTGACATACTTTTCAGCAAGATCAAAGAACAGTGCCTTTAGAAAGACTTCACTCATTAAGACTTTAACACCTTTAAATATTAAGACTCGTGTGAATGGAATCCATCCTAAGCCTACAATTGTTACTAATGTTCCACCTACCCAAGGTAGGTACTCTTTAAGCAAATCCATTATATTACCTTTAATGCTATGTTAATTAATATTGGTATAGTAAACATTGCTATACCACCCCATGTCTTAATCATTGTTAACTCTTTTTCGTGTGATGCTACCTGACCATTTAACTTCTCTAAATGAACATCTATCCGTGCAACGTGCTTAAAGATAGTAACCTGTCTCTCATTTAAGGATGTCAGAAGTCTTATGACTTCTTCTCTGTGTGCATCCACTTTACTCATCGCCTTTTACAGTGTGAAATTTATTGCCATTCTTAGGTAGAGACTTCTTGATTACCATTGTTTTTAATCTCTCATTAGGAACTATCATCTTTATGCTCCAGTCTCCAAGGGTATCTTTCATGTAGAATACCGTTTTCCGAAGACCCATTCTAACAATTCGAGCAGGACGCTCATCAACGCCAATATAAACCACATCGTCGGCATTAAAATCATTACCAATGAACACCATAAGACCTTCATACACATTGAGAATAATCCCTTTGAAGATGGAGATGGAGAGGTAGATAGCAGCAACCCACATGAATTGTCCAAAAAGACTCTCAAGTAATGTCTTAACTTCATGCTCATTCAATGGCTACACTCCACGCCTGTATAAGCGTTATCAAACTATCTATTAAGTCAGGTTCACCAAGACATAGAATGGTTAGTATCACTATCCACTTCATATCCCAGTTAATCTTCATCGTTCAGTCCATAACTGCTCATAATTTCATAAATCTCTTCTCTTACTGTACAATAGGCATCTATGTAATTCTCTAATTCTTCACCAGTCTTATCTTCAAGACCTGATTCATACTTTACCTTGTTACGTAGCCATTGTTGAATATCACGCATTGCAAGAGACCACTTATAGCCATTCATAGCCATACGCAAATCGCTTTCTTCATAAAAGAAAAGTTTGCCTACTAAGTTATCTTTCTCAGCGTCCACTACTTCTTCTCTTTAGGTTTCTTGATTAACTCAGGGTATTGCCACTCTGGATTTAGATCGTCTATTACAACTGCGTAACCAGTTTCTTCAATTAGTTTAAATACTAATGATTCTAACTCATTAACACGTTTTTCCAGCTTTGACTTTTTCTCAAACCCTAAATACTTCATACTTCCCCTAAAATCCATGATGCCTTCTTTCGTTTTCCCCATGATATTGGGATGTCGTAGGATGTTGAGACACTATCCATACTAACGGGATGGCATTTAAGGCACATTATTACAATCATAACACCATCCACCATGCACAGGCTGTAGCAATAAATATATCTAAAAATGAATCTTCAGCCCATGCTTTTAACGAACCATAAGGTTGGTAATTCTCAAGTTTCCATTCAATAGCTTCCCATAATAGAGCCATGAAGAGAACAAGCATTATAACATCCATGCCTTCAAATCCGTATAACATGAACACTTTACTTAGAAACAAACCTCCGAGTAAATGCCAAAAACTCCAGACATTTAACTTAGAGTTCACCCACGAGAAATACCGACTTATTTTCATTACTCTACTTCAGCCTCAAGTACTTTAGGTTCAAGAGATGAACTTAGCATATTAATGAATGCTTCTTTACCAACAGCTAACTGGTCAGCCATAAACTGATTCGTATTCTGTTTGTTCTGCAAATCGTTAATATGATTTACCATTGCTCGTTGCTCATCAGTCATATCATCAATGATGTACTCTTTATCATTCAAGTTCAAGACTGGCTTCTTTTCTTTTTTTGTTTTAGCCACTTTTGACTCCTTGTTTGTTAGTTCCCATAATTGGGAAGTTATTGTTTTAATTACGCTTTATACGATTTACCATCTTTAATTGCTTTCTTGGATGCAACCATACTTTCACTGCCCCAATCTTCTTTAGCAACCATTATTTCCAAATGTTCTACATTGCGATTAACACAATCTTGCTTTTCAGCAGATTCTTCACCAGCCATAGAACTTCCAGCTATAATGCCATTAATTAAAGATACGCTATCACCCATTGCCGAGTGGTCTTGTGCGATTTGTGATGCTTCTCTTGTTTCCGCCATGTCATGCTCCTTTTATTGCTGATAATTCAGCGGTTAATTTATCTACTTGTGCGGATAATTCTTGTACTGCATTTACGAGTATCGGTACAAACTTACTATACTTTAATCCGTACATCTTTTCATCATCACTTAATGAAGTAGTGAGATTAGTTTTGTCATCTGCCTTGTATCCATATTCTTCTTCAAGTTTCTCAACATCCTGTGCCAAGAAACCAATATCCAACTGTTTCTCTTTGTGTGTCCCGTCTGGTGCAACACTCTGGTCATCGGAATACTTAGACCTTTTATCCCAACGATAAGTAACAGGTTCTAATTTCTTAACAAAAGCTAAACCCATTGATAGTTCTTCTACGTCGGTTTTATCACGCTTGTCAGATGCAACAGTCCAATCAACTTGGATATGTGCATTGGCTATATTCTCATCACCAAGAACAATGGTATTATCAGCGGTAGAAATTGCACCTCCAGGGCTTCCCGTAATCCCAGCATCACGTCCTAGTAATAAATTATTATCACCAGTTGTTATTGAACTACCAGCACTATTACCAACTGCTGTATTATCATAACCTGTAGTGTTTAGCCCTAATGACCCAGACCCAACAGCCGTATTGGATGTCCCAGTAGTGCTAGCAGCTAGCGAGCCGTAACCAACAGCAGTATTATTAGATGCGGTAGTATTTGCTTCTAAAGCTCCTCTTCCTACAGCCACATTGTAATTACCTGTCGTGTTTGCAATCATAGATGCCGCCCCTACTGATGTATTACGCTCTCCTGTAGTATTCTCTCGCATTGCTTGTTGACCAATGGCTACATTATTAGCTCCAGTAGTATTCAATTTCAAAGTATGATACCCGACACCTACATTTAATGCCCCAGTAGTAGTAGTCAATAAAGAGTTATAACCTACTGCTGTATTGCTAGATGCAGTAGTAGAATTGCCTAATGCATAATATCCAAAAGCAGAATTATTCGAGCCAGTAGTATTGTCTTCTAATGCACTTCTACCCATACCAGTATTGTAGTCACCAGTAGTATTCTTGTAACAAGCTGTTGAACCATAAGCCGTATTTCGAGTGCCAGTTGTATTAAATCGTAAAGCACCTTCACCCATAGCTGTACCACCTTCACCAGTAGTATTGGTAATTAATGTATTAGCTCCCACTGCCGTACAATTAGCACCAGTAGTATTTGCATTTAAAGACAAATAACCTATAGCTGTATTATTGTTTGCTGTAGTAGTTGCAGTACCAGCTGCTTCTCCAAAAAAAGAATTTTTGCTACTACTGCTAGTTAAGGCATCGCCAGCGGTTTTACCAAATACAGTATTTGATGTACCAGCACCACCATCAGCATAGGCAGTACCTACTATAGAAAGGGTGTGGTCAGGACTCGCAGTTCCAATTCCGACATTGCCTGCACCAGTAATTCTCATTCTTTCTTCAACATACCCACCGTTACGAGTGGCAAATAATAAATCCCCGATTTTTGAACCAGTCACATCTAATGCTATTGCTACAGATCCTGCTGAATTAGTTGTTGTTAAATAGTTTGCTGTAAGTCTTAATGCGACCCCGTGCTGAACATTGTCTGCGTTATTGTTTACTAACCCCGAACCTGTCAATCCTGCCGCACCGTAGTTAGTTTGTGGTGACGTTGTTCCGTCATCGATAACAATATCAAGAGCCGTCGCTGGACTCGCAGTTCCAATTCCTACTCGTGTTGTCGAGATTGATAGTGCTGAATCTGTGCCTAATCCATCTTCTATATATTTAGCTGAAGCATCTGCACCTATGCCTTCAGATGTTACCTTTAATAATTGTTTGTATGTTGAAGCAACTGAGTTGCCTGTTAATGTTGCCATGATATGATCCTATTCATTAAAATTTTAACTGATGTTTTCCCAATTTCGGGTCTCGCTTTCCCATGCAGTTGTGATTGATTCCCATATTGATGCTAATGATACACCAGCAAACTCTGTCTTTGCGAAGGCACTTAGAGCCAATGCTATACCCAACCTAATCATGGATTAACCTATGTACGCTATAGCTGAACCGCTTGCTAAAGTAAAAGTAGTCCAATCACCGAAAATAATTAATCCTTTGGGGAATGTATTTGAAGCATCTATCGCATCACCACTACCGCCTGCTGTGCCTATAAATGCGGAACTGCGTGGGGTTAGAGTTGTGAATGTTGAATCTGCTAAAAATTGAATGGCAACGATGTTCCCTGCAACTGCTGATGTGCCGTCTTCAAAGATACATCCACCTTGACCTATACTTGCATTACTAACTTGCTTTACACTATACTTTCCTAAATCAGCCATCTTTTTTCTCCTAAGTTATGGTATCTTACCGAGCTTGACTTTTCTCATGGATACCTTGGTGTGATTGGGGGCAAAAAGCCCCCAACCATTTTTATTCTTTAATGACCTATGCTGGGTTATTAAAGTTTACGATTTGTCCAGCTGCATCAGCTGCGGCTTGTACTAAAGAAGCTCCAAACAACACATCCACAACCACGCTTGTAGCGAGGTGGTCAATGTCGTAGAAACTCTGTACACGAGGTGCAATCTGCATTGCAAAAACAACACTATCTTTAGTGAAGATAGATGCAGTTTCATCACCAGTGCCACCATCGTCATCCCAGTCAACAGAAGCAAATGCGTCCATTCCCATTATTGAACCTTGGCTACCTGTGGCGTGAGCAGATGCTCTACCAGCTTCGTTAGCGAGTGAGAACTCATCTAATGCGAATAGTGAATTGTATGCCGCAGGAGATGCGTATAGGTATGTGTCTGAAGTATAATCAACACCAGCGTTCATTAGAGCTTCAGTACCTGAACGAATCAAAGCAGAAGTGAATGTATTATCAGCCGCCAATGCTACATCGTTAGCAGTAGCCGATTGGATAATGTCCACTGCAAGATAGTTTTCAACTTTCTTAGCAAGAGCATAGCCCATAGACCGTGCATACATATTAAACAAATCAGCACTTTCCTGTACACGAACAACATCATTAATGCGTTTAGCATTATAGAAATGTTGATCTATGGATAGGTCTGTTTTGCCATCGGTTGTGTTAGAGTAAACCACTGCTGTGTCATCCGCTTTTGCGGTAGCAGATTCTTCATCTACTCGTGGAATATGGAGAGTGTCACCGCCACCAGAAAGCATAGATGATACATCAGTTACTTTATCTTTGATGGAAAATTTACGTTCTGCATAATCTAAAATTGCATCAGCCCATAACTCGGGGATGAAATTTGCAGCGGTTGTTGTTGTTACGTTACCTGTAGCCATTTAATGACTCCTATCGTTTATAAGAATCCAATATACTACCCCAGTTACTTCTTTTGTCTTTTATATCCATTTCAGATATTGCCTTTTTACTGATTTTGGGGTTTACTACTCCAACATCATTTGGCAGATTATCTTTCACGGTAAATTCATTAACAACGTTTAGCAAATCGGGTGTTTGTAGATTCTTGAATTTTTCTTGTTTAGCTTCAGAAAGTTTACCCAAGGCATCTGCTCGAATCTTTCCATCTAAGACATCAAACTTATCTTTGAATGGTTTGTAAGAATCAACTTCTTTTTGAAGTTCGGCATTTAGTTCTTGCCATTTCTCACCTTTTTCAAGTTCAGCCTTCTTAGCACCTTCTTCTCGCAATTCAAAGTTCTTTAACTGTTCACGTAATGTATTACGCTCATCAATTACTTTATTCAACCTTGAACGTGGTATATCATTTTCTTCGGGTTGTGTCCCTTCTTCCATTTTTACGTCTGGAATGACTACTTCTACTTCTTCTGACATTTTAACACCTTTTGTGGTTTGAAATTAAACATATTATCCTTGTATTAAGGATGTCGGTAATGTAAGTTAGGAATAGCTATAATGCAAGACCTAAATTACGAATTTAAAAGAAAGTGGTTTGAGTACCTTGGCTACGAGCCTCATCTGGGGCAATTAGCACTCCATTACCCTAAGAAAGCGGATGCCCGTTTTCAAGTGATGGTATGTGGGCGTAGATTTGGTAAAACATGGGCAAGTGCTATGGAAGCCACCTTCGTCGCATCACAACCCAATAAAAGAATATGGGTAGTTGGGATGTCTTACCGTAAAGCAAGACTTATCTTTAGGGAAATATGGCAAAGAATGGTTGTAGGTCATCCTGATGATATTATCCGTTCATCTGAAAAGGATATGTATATTAAGTTTAAATGGGGGACAACCGTTGAAGGTATGTCGGCTGACAATCCTGATTCCTTAGTGGGTGAAGGACTTGACCTTTTGGTTATTGATGAAGTAGCCAAGATGAATAAAAAGATTTGGGATATGTATTTATCCCCAACTGTAGCAGGTAGAAAAGGTAAGGTAATATTTATTACAACTCCCGAAGGTCGGAACTGGATATATGATTTATACAAACTTGGTGCTTCAGACACAGAATGGAATAGTTATTCATCTCCATCATGGATGAATCAACACGAGTTCCCATTAGGTATCCATGACCCTGCACTTATTGAAAGACAACGTAATATGACTAAGGCACTATTCGGACAGGAGTTCGGTGCTGAGTTCTCAGTGTTTGAAGGCAAGGTATGGGATTTCGATAGAACAGAAGATACGGGAGACTTCCCATACGACCCGAACCTTCCTACATATTGCTCAATAGATTTTGGGTATAGAATGCCTGCTGTATTGTTTATGCAAACCCAAGTCATTAATGGGCAAGACCATATTCGTATCTTTGATTCTATACTGCATAAACAAAACATTAAGACAGAAGACTTAATTAAGATGATAAAGACCAAGGGATACCCGATTGTATCGTATTACGGAGATCCAGCAGGAAGTAATGTTCAGGGACAGAGTGGTGCTGCTGATATGGAGATATTCCGTAGGAGTGGTATTCACATTATCTCAACACGAGATAAGGAGAGTCGTAACATTATCAGTAGTGTAGCTTACGCAAGGGGATTCTTTGAGAATGCTTATGGCACTCGTAGGGTTCATGTAGATAAAAGATGCCTTGATGTAATACAAGATTTTGAAGAATACCGCTACCCTGAGTCGGTGGATGGTAAAGCAATAAGAGAAGAACCTACTAAGGATGGACATCACGATCACGGGAACGATGCTTTTCGTTATTTCATTACTAATAGGTTTCCAATGAAAAACAATAAAATGAGAAGGATTCAGAGATGATTCAAACATGGATAAAAGATAAGCTAACAGAAGTCAAGCTAGTAAACGCATCAAAAAAACGTGAAGAGATAAGGAAATACTTAGATTATTATACAGGCACATCGGTGGAACAATACATCGAAGGGTATTTCAATAGTGAAGCTTTTAAGGAGATACCACCATCATTAACCAACTTTACAAGAAAGTTCATTAATAAGATAAGTAGGATATACACATTAGGTGCAAATAGGACAACTGGTGCAACCACAGACCTATATCAGAGCTTAATCCCTACTAAAGATGTAAGGATGAAGCATATCGAAAGAATGACGAGACTTGTAGGTACTGTTGCCAATCGAGTTTACTGGCAAGATGGAAGATTTGAATACCGTCCTATATATTACTTTGAAACCTACTTCGGGGATAACCCATTTAAGCCAGAAGCTATCATCTATCCCCTGTTAAACAATTCATCTGACCTATCTGATACATTAGGATTACAATGGGCATATTGGGATGCGGATGTATATGCTGTTCTTGATGGAGATGGTAAAGTTATTAAGGAATCTGAGAATACCTACGGTGTACTACCATTTGTGTTCACACATAGGGAAGACCAGATTGATTCTTTCTATGTTGAAGGTGCAAGTGATATAATTAACTGTAATGAGCAGATTAACATTGGGCTAACAGAGATGAACCTTGGACTACGCTTTAATATGTTCGGTCAACCTTGGGTTAAGGGTTTAATGGCAGACCAAAGTATGTTGCGTTCAGGTTCTGATACTATTCTCGATATGGGTGATACGGGTGAATTTAATATTACAAGTCCAAGTGGGAATATAGCGGATGCCATCAATCATATTAAGTTCCAGATTGAGCTTGTTGCATCAAATAACCACCTATGGATTCAATGGGCAGAATCAGGCGGTGAAGTACCATCTGGCATATCGCTAATGATTAAAGATATGGAACGTAAAGAAGATTACTATGATGATATAGCGTTATGGAGATTGTATGAGCGTGACTTCTACGATGTTGAAAAGGTCATTGCAGGATATAACGATATTCAACTATCAGATGAGTTTGGTATTGATTTTGAAGAAGTCGAATACCCAACAACGGTACAAGACCAAATCCTAAAAGATGAATTTGACCTATTGCATAATCTTACAACTAATGCTAAAATGATGGTACGAGATAACAAAGATTTGACCGAAGTAGAGGCTAAATCAAGAATCAAGGAGAATAGGATTTCAAATGAGCAAGCACAAAAACAGTCAATTTTTACTCAATTCCGTCAGGAAGCTGGACAAGATTAATAACGTAGAAGTAAACCTTACTGGGGATATTGAAGACATTATTAATGACCCCGTAGCATGGGGAGAACAGCAATCCGAGAAGTTCATCCTACAGTATAAGGATAACTACTTAGAAGCGAAAACATTAGGCAAGGAGTTCTGGGATGAAGTTAAAAACAACGGTTAATTTCGATTTTGGCAAACTTGCTGACAGTATGCCTAAACTCATTGAAGGTATCATGACGGATATGAAGACCGAAAGTGTCAAGGAGACCAAGGACTTCATTAAAAGTGGTAAGGTTACTCCAGATATTGAAACGGTCACTAAGACACGAAGGATTAGGCGTGGTAACCCACCTCAGCCACCACTATACGAAACACACAAGTTACATGATAGTATAAAGGTTGTGAAAACAGGTATGGAAATGCTAAAGTATGGCGGTAGGCATCAATTTGGAGATGGTAGACCGATGAGAAAGTTTGTACAAGCAGTTGCTTCAAAAGAGACCTACACTAAATTTACAAATGCAATACGCAAAGCAATGCACTTATCAACCCCAATTAAATCGAGTTAATAATGCCAGAACAGGAGACACTAGATGCTAAAGACACTGAAATACTTTTACTTGCGGCTTTCGTACTTTCTTACGATGTTCAAATCTTCGC